ACATCATATTATCAGAATACATATGATACTAAGTCTGACATAGATGAACCTGCACATCCTATGGGTTGGAAGGATGATGTACCAGAAGATAAAAACAAAGCAATATCCAATCTATTAGACGACATATTTACAAACGAGGAGGAAGCTTGTGACAGCTGTGCAATCTGATATAAAAGGAATGACAGTATTCAACACAACATCTGTTGATACTACTAAAGGACAAATGTTTTTTGGTCCTCCATTAGGAGTACAAAGATATGATAAGTTTAAATATCCTATCTTTGATAAGTTAACACAAACACAACTAGGATTTTTCTGGAGACCAGAAGAAGTCTCTCTACAAAAAGATCGTGGTGATTACCCGCAATTAAATGAAGCACAAAAACACATATTTACTAGCAATCTCAAGTATCAAATCCTCTTGGACTCCGTTCAAGGTCGTGCTCCTGGTATGGCTTTTGCTCCATACTGCTCATTACCTGAGCTTGAAGGTTGCATGAATATATGGCAGACTATGGAGATGATTCATAGTAGATCATATACACATATTATTAAAAATGTATATCCTGATCCATCAGAAGTATTTGATAAGATATTAGATGATGAAAAAATACTTGCACGTGCAGAATCTGTTACTAGAGCGTACGATGATTTCTTAAACTCTGCACATGAATATGATCAAAGTAATTTATGGAAAGAAAATTGGAGAGGTCACATCAATGCTGAGATAGAACTCAGAGAATTAAAACGTAAACTTTACAGAGCAGTAGCAAACGTATATATTTTAGAAGGAATTAGATTCTATGTATCATTTGCATGTTCATTTGCATTTGGCGAATTAAAATTATTAGAAGGTAGTGCAAAAATTATATCTCTAATAGCAAGAGATGAATCACAACATATGGCAGTCACGAATAATATATTAAACAAGTGGAAAGAAGGCGATGATCCTGATATGATAGCGATAATAAAAGAGGAAGAGGATAATGTATATAAAATGTTTAATGATTGTGTAACAGAAGAAAAAGAATGGGCAGAATACTTATTCAAGGATGGTTCTATCATAGGTTTGAACGATAAACTATTACAGAAATATGTTGAATGGACTGCTAATCGTAGATTAAAATCAATAGGATTAAAAGCAATCTTTGACACACCTATCGCTAATAATCCATTACCTTGGACTGCACACTGGTTATCCTCTAAAGGTATGCAAGTTGCACCACAGGAGACTGAGGTTGAAAGTTACATGGTAGGTAGCATCAAACAAGACGTTAAAAAAGACACATTCAGTGGATTTAAATTATGAACTATGACGATTCTAATTGGAGATCTGAATACCTTGATATCAAAGGTAGACAGTTATCTAAAAGACAAGTTGAATTATTAGAGAAAGGTCCTGATTCTCTTTCATCATCATGGATATTAGGTGCAATGCATAATGAATGGAAACGTATAAAAGGTTACAAAGATACTTATCCAGATGAAAATAAAGGACAGTTGCAATCGTCATTGCAAGAATTTTTACAAAGACAAAAGGATCAAGGAATATAGTATCTAAATAATAGTGAGGATTAGATTATGAAAAGGTGGCAGAAACTAATCAGAGAGATTACGAGAACTCCTGGACCTATAAGGGTTCAACTTTTTCTTCTGACGACATTGACGATTTCTTCGGTTTTGTCTACAGGATTACAAATTTACAAACTGGTAGAGAATACATCGGACGTAAATACTTCTGGCAAAAACGTAAACCTAGAGGTGGAAAGAGAAGGGTTACGTCTGAGAGTAACTGGAAAAAATACTATGGAAGTTCTGACGAACTTAAAACAGATAGACAATTACTTGGAAACTCCCTCTTCAAGAGAGAAATAATAAGTCTTCATAAAACTCTCGGTAAGGTAAATTATGAGGAGACTAAACAATTATTTTTAAACAATGTACTTCAAGAAAGATTAGAGGATGGTACTCCCAAATATTATAACAGTAACATCTTAGGACGTTACTATAGAAAAGATTATTTTACAGAGAAATGATAATAGTAAGGTGTAATTCTTGTGGTAAGGAATTACAAGGACAATCAAGCAGAATTATTTCATGTGGTTGTAGTAATATGACAACCATACATGATGATGTTATATCTGCAAACAATATGGATCTTGTTATTTTATTACAAAACAATAAGAATGTAAAAAAAGGATCTCTTTTTTCAAAAGAAGATTTAGAATATCAAGAGGAAAGACGAAAAAGAAAAGTCAGAAAATTAACCTTTGAAGAAAGATGATTAACCTTGATGAAAAATTTCAATCTTATATAGGATCTAAAACAAAAAGATTTAGAATTGATGGGGTTGATGAACCACTGACAGGTTATGGATTTCATTGTGATGGAATCAATATCATTGGTTATTGGATTAACACTACAAACTATAAATTGTACTATAATATGAATGAGCAATTCCTAAAAATGGAACCTCTTATTGGAGAAAAATGAAAATATTTTTAGATACTGCTGAAGTCAGTCAAATTATTGATGGATATAAAACTGGATTGGTTAATGGTGTTACCACTAACCCCACTCTTATATTAAGATCAGGTAGACAACAAAGTGATGTTATAGAAGAAATTTATCAGGCATGTCCTAATCTTGAATCTATATCCGCTGAGGTAGTTGCTGAAACTGCTGAGGAAATGATAGAACAGGCACAACCTTATATTGCTCTTAGTGATAGCGTTACAATAAAAGTTCCATGCACCCGTGAAGGATTGAAAGCTTGTTATGAGTTGAGTGATGATGGTGTTCTTACAAATGTAACATTAGTATTCTCAGTATCTCAGGCAATCCTTGCTGCTAAAGCAGGAGCAACATATGTCTCTCCTTTTGTAGGTAGAGTTGATGATAATTCTTTTGAAGGTTTATCTCTTATAAAAGACATCGCTAATACATATAAAAGGCATGATGTTGAGACTGAGATTCTTGGTGCTTCAATTAGAAACGTCAAGGATGTAAGTAAAGCTTTTGAGTATGGTGCTAACATTTGCACTATACCAGTAAAAGTTTTTGATAAAATGTATGATCATGTTCTAACTGAAAAAGGGTTAGATTTGTTTAACAAAGATTATCTTGCAGCAAAAAAAGAAACATGACAAAAAATTTCACCGTATATTCCAAGGATGGATGTCCCTACTGCGAACAAATTGTAAAAGTATTAGGTATTTCAGAATTAAATTATGTTGAATACAAACTTAATGAACATTTTGATAAGAATGCATTTTATGGTCAGTTTGGAGAGGGTGCTACTTTTCCACAAGTAGTATTGAATGGTGAAAATCTTGGTGGATGTCAAGAATCTATAAAATATATGCAAGAAAAAGATATCTGTTGTAACATATGATTGAATTAACTGAAAAAGAATTTAAAGAAGATCTGACTAAATACACCACTCGTATAGAGAATGGTGAAGACTTTCTTATTGAAAGATCAGATGGTACAAAATACATTGCCACTGATGTAACTAAATTTGATAAACCTTTATAATCACAGGAGATTACTATGAGTATTCGTAAACACATTGAAGATGCAGACAACGCTCTTCGTTTAGCAATTATTGAATCATTACAGAAAAAAAGAGATGAACAACTTGAAACATTGTTTGAAGCTCTTGGTAAAGTGAGAGAGTTAATTCTTACTACACCTGTGAGGAGTGTTGATAATGTTGTTAGTTATTATAGAAATAAAGCAGAGTATGATTTTAAATTAGATGAATTACTTGATGACTATGGATATAAGATAACTGATGACATCACAACTTTTTCTACAAATCCCAATATCAAACATGGAAAGGATCTAGATAATTTAGACGGTCCTGAATAACTATAAATACTTCTAGCTTAGAAAAAGTATCTTTAGGACTAGGAGTATGTCAAAGTTACTGACAAATCAGATATCAAATTACCAAGACAACGGACCTGTTGAAGCAAAAGAAGGTTTAAATTTTGCAAATGGAAAACCGTTACAAATAGCAGGTGCTAGTGGAACCAGTGGACAGTATCTAAAGTCTACTGGTTCTTCTATTGCTTGGACAGATTTCCCTAGTATACCATCTGCACAGGTAAATACTGATTGGAATGCTACTAGTGGTGTGGCACAAATATTAAATAAACCTAATCTTGCTACTGTTGCAACAACTGGATCTTATACTGACCTATTAAATCAACCAACAATACCTGCTGCACAAGTAAATTCTGATTGGAACGCATCATCTGGTGTTGCACAAATTTTAAACAAACCAACAATATTCTCTGGTAATTACTCTGATCTTTCTGGAAAACCATCAATACCAGCAACAATTACCGACCTTGCTGACGTTAATCTTTCAAACCCAATACCAGATGGATCATATTTGAGATGGGATACTAGCACAAATAGATGGATATCAGGAACTAGTTCTACTGGTTTGAATAATATTGTTGAAGATTTATCACCACAGCTAGGAGCTAGTCTTGATTTGAATGGTCATGATATTACTGGTGGTGCATCTTCTACTATTGAGGTCAGTGGAGACACAAGTAAGATAAAATTTTTATATAATGCATTAACAGATCTACCATCTGCTAGTGATTGGCATGGTATGTTTGCTCATGTTCATACTGAAGGTCATGGATTCTTCGCACATGCGGGAGCATGGACACAATTATTGGATGTTGGTTCTAATTTGAGTGAACTTGCAAATGTAACTTCTACTGCTCCTAATACAAATGATGTATTGACTTGGAATGGTTCTAACTGGTCACCATCTGCTCCTACTAGTGGAGGTGCTACTGTTACTACTGATGATTCTGCACCTGCAAGTCCTTCCGATGGTGATTTATGGTGGAAATCAGACGAGGGTAGATTAAAAGTTTACTATCAAGATACAAATACATCGCAGTGGGTAGATGCTAATCCACCACTGGGTAATATAGAGATGATTTCATCTGGAACAAATAGTGTTCAAATTCAAACAACGTCTAATGCTAGCCAAGACGCTGTTGAACTTTGGGGTGGAAATGCTAAACGATGGAGGATGACTCAGAATGGAGGACTACTTCCTAATGCTGATGACAGTTATGATATAGGATCTTCGTCTTATAAAGTTCGTGATCTTTACTTAGGATCTACTTCTTTACATATAGGTAGTGTTAATATTGCTGAAAGTGGTGGTAAACTTGTTTTACCAGCGGTTGAAATGACTGGTCATATAATACCTGATAGCAATGCATCATATGATTTAGGTAACGCAGAGTATAAAATTAGACATTTATTTTTATCTGACAATACTCTTTATTATGAAGGAGATTTTCTTAAGGTAGCACAACATAACTCAGGTGGATCTGCTCAGGCATCAAGTTATTTGATACCACTTGCTAAATTGAAAGATGCATTGAACGCTTCTGCTGATTATGAGTCATTCAAAGCAGCTATACTAGCAATAACAGACGCAACATAAATACTACGGAAGGAATATAAAAAATGGCAATAGATTTTCCCTCAACATCAGGACAGGCAACAGATGGTACGTTTACACATACCGCTTCTGGTATTACGTGGGCATGGGATGGTACAACATGGAAAGCACAAGGTGTAACTAGCACTTATACTCTTCCAACAGCGTCTGCAACAACACTCGGTGGTATAAAAGTAGGAAGTGGACTTACGATTAATGCTGGTGTATTGACAACAACTACTGGTAGTGGTGGATCTCAAACACTTGATCAGGTTCTTGCAACTGGTAATACAACTACTAGAGATATTATTACCACTGGTAAAATATTATATTCTAACAACTATGCTAACCTAGGTGATCTACCAAGTGCATCTACATACCACGGTATGTTTGCTCATGTTCATGGAGAGGGTCATGGATACTATGCACATGCAGGTGCTTGGGTTCAATTATTGGATACCTCATCTTCTATTGAAGAACTTGGAAATGTAACTATTTCTAGTCCTAGCACTGGACAAGTACTAAAATATAATGGTAGTGCATGGGTAAATGACACTGATGCTACTGGAGGTGGTGGTGGTGGTGGATCTTATACAAATTCTGACGTAGATACACACCTCAATACAAGTAGTGCTTCCTCTGGAGAAATTCTTAGTTGGAATGGTTCTGACTATGCTTGGGTAGCAGATCAAACTGGTGGTGGAGGAGGTGGATCCAGTGAACCAGAAATAACATGGACACTTGGTGCTTCTGGTTCAAATCATTATACATTTACTGGTTCTGGATTTACTGGTGCTGTAAATGATCCAACTTTATATCTTGTAAGAGGACAAACGTATAAGTTTGATAACCAGAGTGGTGGTCATCCATTCCGAATTCAAAGTACAGCAGGTATTTCAGGTACACCATATAATACTGGCGTTACAAATAATTCTGCAAATACTGGTTCTGCTTTAACATTTATTGTACCAATGGATGCTCCTGATACATTGTATTATCAATGTACTCAGCATCCTGCTATGAATGGTACTATCAATGTCCTTACTCAAAGCAGTGGTGGTACTGGTTTAGGTTCTAGACAAACAAAATCTGCTACGACAGGATCTGTTGCAAATAATACAGCTGTGAGTTTGAGCATAACAGCGTTTAAATCTTATGCACTGTTATCAGTTACACCCTCAGTAGCATCATGGGTAACATTGTATTGTGATGATGCGTCAAGAACTGCTGATGCAAATAGAGTTCAAGGTGCAGATCCTGCACCTGATGCAGGTGTTATTGCAGAGGTAATTACTACAACATCTAATGAAGAAATTAAAATGACACCTGGCGTTATTGGATGGAATAATGATTCAACTCCATCAACTACAGTGTATGCAAAAGTTGTTAATTTGAGTGGTGCTGGCACCACTATTGATGTAGAACTTAAGGTACTTCAATTGGAGGCTTAAATGGCAAAAGTATTAGTTGATGTCGTATTAAACGATGGAGAAGATAGTACTGTTTTTGGTGATAGTTTTTCTTCCAACGATAATGTTGAAGTAAGAAATCCTATGGTTTCTTGTCCTAGTTTAATAGGTGTAAATGTAGAAGAATCTTATTTTGATACTTTTAAATCAGATTCTAGAATTAAATCAGCACAAAAATCAAATCAGTTTAAGGTTGCTACGATAGGAACCATTCCTCCTTTTGTCAATATGAATGGTAAAAAAATTGTTACAAGTTCATCTGCATGGGATGTTAGTCAACCTGGCAGCGATTTTATTCCAGCACAATTTTATTACGACACAGATATCATACCATCACCACTATTGGCAGAGGGAAGTTTTACTTGGGGTTTTCATCTTCCAGGTAATACTTACAATGCTTGGTATGATTATTCTTCTATTGGAATTTCAAATGGTCAAGTCAACCCAACTATCTCTATTAGAGAGGGTCATACTTTACAGATACGACCTTGGGGAACTTATAGCGTAGCAGAAGTAGTAAGTACAACTAGTGCTACCACCCCTCAAACATATAATATAACTACAACCGCACCATCTTATTCTTATTATACACTTAGCGGAACTGATAGAAATGGTTCTGTTAATGGTAATGATGTAGGTGTGACTATATTTGTTGGTGATACAATAAACTTTAACTTATCTAATGTTAGTAGTGTTCACCCATTTCGTATCAGAGTAACAAGTATGGGATCAGATGTAAGCACTCCAGCAGCAACAGGACAAGGTTCAACTGGTAATGGAACAGTATCATGGACACCAAATACAGCAGGTAGTTATGTGTATCAATGTCAAAATCATTCAAGTATGATGGGAGTTATTACAGTATCTAATGCACCTGGTAGTTATAATATAAAAAGAACTGCAAGGGGAAACACCATAGATTCAATAGCTCAAGCTAATCCAGATATAGACATAGAGGTTGGTGATACTATAGAATTTTTTAATTCACAACCAGATGCAAATCAAAATGATCCACTCTATATCAAAACCTCTCCTTCTTTCGGAACTGGTGATCTAGTAACTACTGGAACAACTTATGGACAAGGTGGTGTGGCAGGTGCACCTTATGCAATGGGAGTTGGTTGGGATACTGGTAATGGTCCTACTGTAACGCCAGGAGTTTACTATTATCGTTCTAGTACTAGTAATATAGGAGGAAAAATAACAGTTCATGCAGCTGGAACTAAATCTAATGAACCAATATATATTTGTACTTCAGCATCAGATCCAGTAGGCACTCAGATAAACAATGGTTCTGGTTTTAGTAATGTTGCTAATCAAGGAACAGTTTTAAATGCAAATACATTAAATGTTACATTCGGAGAAGGAACAGCTGGCACATATTATTATCAATCTTCAAATAGTTCTACTGCTGGTGGTCAAATTAATGTAGTGCAAAGTGATTCAAACTCTGTAGGAACAAGAACAGGATCTAATGAAAGACCAGATACAAACAATGCATATTCAAATGTAGATTATAGTAGTCAATGGGTAGGTAGACATGTAGATATCGTTACGATGGAAGCACAAGACACTGCTCTTGCTTTCACACATGCTAATAATCATGCTGATTATGATAGTTTAACAAATCCTGGAACCAGTAGAGTTATTCCTGTAGACTGGCCAGGATTAAGTGCAGATAATACACAGGCAACTGTTCAAAATCAAATATTAACAAATCATGGTTGTGGTGTATTAAGTGCTGCTGGTGGTACGATATGTGGTTTTGCTAAACATGCAAATTTACATCAAATAACATCTACTGGTGGTGATAGTTTTGCTGACATGTACAACGCATTATTAAATTGGCATAATGGAAAATCAGTTAATCCTGCAACAGGTGTCCCGAATCCTACCATAGCAATTGGAGAGGTGCAGTGGGGAACATGGTGGAGTCAAGCGTATAGAATACAGGATATTAAAGCGATTGTTCAATGGAATCCAAATACTTCTAGTTATACTACTCTTACCTCAAGACCAACTGGAGGATGGGGTCAAGTTGGTAGTGACTTAAGACCATTTCTTGATGTTGGTATAATACCTAGACAACTTAAAGATCCAAATACTAATGAGGAGTATTGGGTTGTTGGAGTTCCATCTTATCAAGAATATGGATCTTTAAAAACAGCAATGGAACAATGTAATCTAGCTGGTATTCATATGATTAATGGTGCTGCTAATCAAGGACAAACATTCCGTAAATATAATGATCCTCTTTATGAGAATTTATACATTGAGATGGATATCACACAATCGTACACTAGATATAATCTGATATACGATTATGATGAAAGTAATAATTGGATATTAAAAATTACAATAGGTAATACGTATCCAGCTGGATCAGGTCAGTATTGGAGAGTCAATTATAATTATGGTATACATGGTCATGATTTTGCTATTGATGTAGCTGCTGGAAAAAACTCGGAGGAGTGGTCAGTATT